ATGGACGATACCCTCTGTTCTTAAAGTGGTACAATAGTCGCTGTTTGTTGTTCTCTACAAGTATAGGCATTCCGTAGAAAAAACAAGCCATCAATACATCCTCAAAAAATATCTCAGCGGTCTGTGGACGAGCAATATACTCCAAGAAGAAGTGATTGGTTGGCGCGCTTTCCATGTGAAAGTTGGTAATGCCATGCAATGCGCCGGCAGATCCACCACCCCCAACTACACCTGAGATGTCATAAGGGTCACACCCAAACACGCCAATGTCTTTATTGCCAGGATAGAACTTGCCGTCCTTCTTGACGACATTGTTGCGCATCTTAGCGTCAGGAATCCACGAAACAATAAACCTACCTTTCGGATCAGGCGTCCAAATAACCTCAGTATCCTTCTCGCCGTTCTTCCAATGGAAGTAGCCAGTTGTTAGGACGCGATCTTTAATCATCGCATCGTTGTAGTCAATCTGTTGGTATATCTTAGTTAAGTTGAATAGAGACGACTTACTCTCATCACGGAAAGCATGCGACTCTGTTCTAGGGAACTGACGGTAGTATTCGTTGAGTGCGTCTGAGTCTGACTTCATTGCAGCCACCTCATTATTCCAATAGGTTATGACACCCATGGTAATCTCCTCACCATCGATACCCATAATAGGTTTCTTCGGGTCATCAAACACTGGCCATCCATACTCGTCAATAAAGCCCTCCATGTTCCACTCCATTGGGATGAACAAAGAGTAAAGCCCTGACTTGGTTTGGCCATTGGCAGATCGCTTGGTTGGGTCGCTGTCGTAGAACAGCTTCTTGAAATTCTCACCACCTTTACTAAGTGCGTTGGACGTGGAGCCCATCATGCACTTACCAATAATACGACTACCCAAACGTAAACAAGTCTTGGTTACGCGCCAGTTATTTAGAATGTTTTCAGGCTTCTCCCACTTACCACTCTCGTCGTGTACAAGTAAAAGCAGCTTTTCACCGTCATAGCTGTTGTCTGCGGTGTTTTTCCAGTCGATGGTAGTATCTAACCCTTCTATATCATCATCGCGCTCCTCATCCATATTCTTGCGCGTAATCTTACTCGCAGGAACACGGAATGCCAACTCCGTCTTCGGGTTGTCCATACCGTCTTGGATCGGCTTGAAAAAGAAGGGATAATTTCTTACAATTGGCACAACCTTGTCGGTAAACATCTTCTTGGCATCCGATCCGGTCTTGGATAGAATACCAAGGCGAGCATCTCTGACAATTGTACCTGTATTTGACGTCTCTGCAGACGACATGAATGAGAAACCTGAACGACGGTTCTTTAGGTAGCACATGCCAAACGCTCGGCTGTCTGCCTTACATGCCTCCCAAAATATGTAGAAGATCCGGTTGGACTCACGGAAGTCAGGCAGACCAATGTCAATCTTGGTCCACTGAAGGTACATGTAGTGTGTACCAGTCATGTAGGTTGGATTACCATTGTTGATAAACCAAAAGCCTTGCTCACGCCTCTCAAACTCAGTCTCGATCATGTCGACGTACTTCAGCTTGAACGCATTGTCTCTTCGGTTCCAATCAAATATTGACTTGATTTTCTGTAGCTCGGCTGGATAGTCTATTGGTTGCCATCTGTTGCCTCTGTTCTCTACTACTTTAGGAGTAGATGGCAAAGCAACCTTTAAGCCATTTATCTCATAGATTTCACCAATGGTTCCGTCTTTAGATATAACAATTAGGTCATACTCCTTATTGTAACCATAGTCCCATGACTTTTTATTGTTCTTAGTATTAAGAGCAGTCTTGTTGACGTAGTCAGTTACTATGGAGTACAGCTTATTTTCCATGTCTTGCTCTTCCTTCTGCGAAACCTGATTTGCCGAGTGTAACTTCTACTATTGGCCCCTCTGCAGCCTTATTCTCCTCCTCTTCGATCTTGTTGAGCATATACATGGCATCCTCAAATGCCAAACGCTTAGCTGACGCTGCGTTCTTCATCTTATCGGCCGATATGTCGTCCTCAGCGTGAGTGATGATAGGTGACTTTAGCACCTTGATCAACTCATCGATAGCCTGCTTAGCAGCCTCTACTATTTCTCCCTTTTTAGACATATGTTCTTGTTATACATTCGATAGATTGTCTCACCATCTATTATAAATTCATATTCGCTGTCAGGTGTGAATGAGACTGTGTCACCAACGTTTACGTTGGAGATGGTGTTTGTTTTATAAACAACCTCACCCCACAATGCTTCATGTGCTCCCGTAGGGCTAATTAACTTATCCTCAGTTGGTATTGGTCTGATAAAGATAAACGGATCAACAGCCTGCCAATCGGCATCTCTCTTGTAAAGATAGACCTGATCTAGCTCAGCTAAAAACAAATCGTCCATGATATAGTTCCAACTACTTTTCTGACGGCCCTTCATGTCGTTGTAGTACTTGAACACATTGTGGTGAACTACAACAGTGTCACCTGGTTGAACCGGGCCGTTGTAGTAAATAGGGACTGATACCACCACTGCGTGGCGGTTAGATGTCTTGTGGTCTTCTTGAGATGAGCTGATATAGAAGTCTGTATCTCCAAACTTCCTTATGTTATCGTACCGCCTCTGACCAACTGGTTTGATGATGAAGCAGTATGGTGATTTCATTAGTAATCTATTTTGTATTCTATTGCAATGGGCATTGCATTAGAGAATGATTTCCATTTAATAATCTCTTTTTCCTTGATAATCCAAACGCAGATAGATCCATCATCCTCCTTACGGATGGTGTTAATCTCCCACGTTTTATCTAGGATAGACTGACCTACCATGTAGTGCATGCACTTCATGTAGTCAGGGCCAATGGAAATTTTTCTAATTATACTCACCTGTTTGTAGGTTTACACTGACATCGCCATACTTTTCAAAGATGGATTGCTGCTCTTGTGTGAGCTTTCCTGCCGCAACTTCAAGTTGCTGCATCGTGAGTTCTTTCTGCTCGCCTAAACGACGAACGCTCATCTCGATGTCTGCTAGATTAAATTTTAGGTCTCTGTAAACTCGGTTAGCGTTAACCAACGCTTCGAGCTCTTCTTTTTTGATTTTTGACATATGATTAGATTGAAATATACCAAGTTGCATTGGTATGACTATACTGTAGACATACCGGTGTGTTTGCTGTTAATGTAGCAGGAGCGCCAACAATAGCAGCACCAGCTGATGCCCATGTTGTTGTAGCTCTAGTTGCTGTTGACATAATTACATACTTAACACCATCAAGATTTGAGTTTGATGCTGGAAGAGTAACCGCAAAAGATGCGCCAGCTGTTCCTGTAAAGTATGTGTTTACGTTTGTAAGTGTAGCTGCTGTAAGCAAGTTAGTCGCGATTACACTAGGAGTCTGATTCAAGGCCAATAAGGCAGTGACATCAAAGTTAACTGTATTTCCAGCAGCATTAGTGCCAAATACTTTTGATGTTGTGCTTGGTGTTTCTGTTATATAGTTCTGTACTTTCATCGTCCTTGGCCTCGATTTTGCTTTTTATAATTCTTAGAAGACTTTAACTTAGATGTCTTGCACTTAGCGTGAATGCCAGGGCGACTTACCTTGACATCCTTCTTAGTTGACTGCTCAATTTTCTTCATGTAGCAAAGTTAACAAAAAAAATGTTACTTGTATGGAACGTAAGCAGTCTTTCCGCCTTTCTTAATAGCTCTAAGAATTTGCTTGCGTTGTTTACCAGTAGACTCATAAGATACGTGAACCCAATCAGGATTTTCTTCTGTCCCGAACTCAAAAATGAGCTGATCCCACGTAAGATTGTCCTTAATAAAGTCAAAAATTTGTCTATTAGTGATTGATGTACCATCCATGTCAATATCAATCGCTTCACCTGTACAGTGTTGTGATGATGGAATATAAACACCATTAACTGTTTTACCTGCGCCTCCAATTGCTTTATTCAAAGCAGCAGAACGATATCCTGAACTAATATGGATAGGAACACCAAAGTGCTCACGGATAGGTTGGAACACGTTCTCAGCCAACTTCTTGAAGTTCTCAATGTGCTCAGGTGTAGGCATATTAGAAATGCCTTTACGTTTTGCAGTTTCGCTACGTGTTACTTCTGCTAGTGCTAAATTTTTACTCAGTTGCATCTTTATCTTTATTTTTAAGTTTCATAATACGTCCGGCAGTTGTGATGCCAAACGCTCCCAAAGTTAGTAACATAAATCCATCAAAGATAAATTCCTTGATGACTAATTCGTTACCAATTACACCGGTGATTACATCTGTCAATAAGACAAACACCATTGCGAAAAACGAGATAACACCAACAAAGGCCTGCTCGTTAATTTGATTATCGTCTGAGATTAACTCTCTAAAAAACTTTTTCATAGTTTAAAAATATTTAGTTTAGGTCTTTTTGGTTTTACCACATCGTAGTGCCAACCAACAGGCGGTTCTTTTTGTTTATCGTCAGCAGGGCAGTCTTCTGTTCTCTTAAAGAACATTATATCACCCGTATAGTCATCCTTCCTTACAACATAGTCAGAGAGGTCTACGGCTACTATCTCATTGTTGATATATGAGTAGTATATCCAAGCGCCCTCAATTGCTCTCTTCTCAAGCCACTGACGTATGGTGTCTAACTTATCTTCACGCACAATCTGTAGATCAATCACGTTTCTGTACTGAACGACCTGTTGGCTGTAGAACATAAGCACTGTATCCCTAACTGATATAATAGAGTCCTTTGTCTTTACATCGGACTTAAATCTTGCAATCCTAGCCTTCTGATTTTCGAATATTGCGTTTATGGTATCAGCCTGTGCCTTGGTTAGTATGACAACTGAATCGCCATCAATTACCGTCTGAAGTGGGTAACGTGATTGGCTGAAACTCAAATTGCTTACCAGTAGACTGACTACGAACAATATCTTTTTCATTATCTAGTTCTTTTTTAATATCTTTTACAACCGACTTGGTGCTGTCTAGGTCTCCTATGACCTCAGATACCATATTCTCAAGATTGGCCTTGTCTTCTGTCAGTTGCTTGTTTGCCGCCTTTAATGTGCTCACGCTCTTCGTTAGCTTCTTGTTCTCCCCTGTCAGCTGTATGTTATCCTCAACTACGACAACGTGACCGTGTCCGCTTGATAATACTTGCGCTACCACAAGTATAATAAATAGAGAGCCTACAATGATGAGCTTACGTTTCATTTCTTACTTAAGAACATCAGAACTATCTCCTTGAGACTTTTGGAACTCTCAGTGCTCTCTGTGAGCTTGCTGTCAAGCTTCTCGCGATACTCACCCTCTAGCTCATTTACCTTTGCCTTAAGATTGTCCTCGCTCTGCATTAAACGATTAAGGAACATCCAACATAGGTAGCCAAGTGCTAATACTGCAAATCCTAGGACACCATACTGCGTTAATACTTCAAATGGACCGAATGACATTACTTGTTGTCTAAATGTCTTTTGATGAATAACCAGGCCACATAGCCTAATGCCAATACGACGAGTCCTAGTGGACCGTACTCAGATAGTTGTGAGAATACACCAAAGTCAGGTGCTGTTGATACTGTATCCATTATCTATTAATTATTAGTTGCTTTACTGCGTCTGATAGTTCAGCTACGCTTCTTGCCAAGTTCTTGATTTCAAGTTGAGTCTGCTCTTGGATGGCCTGATATTTGAGACGTGACTCCTGCTCTACTAACTCAATTTTGCCTTTGAGCTTTCCAGCATCCTCAGTATTTTTACGAACATCTGAATGTACCATCTTTAAAAAATATCCTATAATAGCGATGGCTGTAACCATGCCAAACTGAATCAACTCTTGCATCATCTCTTGATAAATCGGTAAACAAAATAAACTATAGCAAAGATAATTAAAATCGGCAACAAGTTATTTAGCAGCCTCTTCCACCATGGTGTCTTCTCGTAATACCTAACAGGTATACGCCTTTCAATTATCTGCTCTACGTATACAGTGTCACACTTACCTTCGATGAAAACCTGATCGCCCTTCATCCATACTTTTACCTTGAGCTGTTCTTTCTCTAAGAAGATGGTATCTAGCAAATCATTCACCTTCACAACTGTGTCTACCTTAACCTCAGGCACAACAACTCTAACGGTGTCGTGAATGGTGACACTGTCAGTAGTTATTAACTCTGGATGTTTGGTAATAAGTCTAGTAAATCTAGTCCTCGGGCTGCACGCTATCATCGTTAGCGTCAGCAGAATTATTGTTAGCTGCTTCATTTAAAACGTTTAATAGCGCAATTGCGAATTTACCTGGCATCTCGGCAATCAGTGCCTCGATCTGCTTTATTTGAGTTTCATTTAATTTTATCATAGCACAAAGTTACGAAATAATTGTAACCCCAATTGCGTCAGCTACGTACTCATTCACTACGTTGTTATCTAAACCCCAAGCTGCAAATTGCTCAGGTGTTAGCGTGTAGTTGTCCGCCTTTAAGCACTTACCTTCTTCCGTTAAAAGTTCGTAGTAAGTGGTGCAAGTTGTTGCAGTTGTTTCGAAGTTCAAAACAAGTACGGTCATTCGTGTTGCCGTACCTTCGTTAAGTGGGTAGACTACGGGTTCAATAGCTACTCCTCCTTGTGGTGTTGTGTTTTCCATTTTTTATTTTTTATGATTAACCAATATATGTCCATCCGGACGATTTATAAATATACTTTCCTTCAGTCGCGTCAGTCTGATAAATCTCAAGACCTATCG